GTTATTAGTTTTATAGTCAATAATGTTTACTTTACCATTAACTACTTCTACGAGATCTGACTGACCACAGATGCCTGCTGATTTAAGATAAACCATATGCTCTGGATACACGCCTGGTTCTAGTTTTTGTGAGGGTGCTAACTTAATACCGTCATTTAAATCTGTTGGTTTAAACACAGGTACAGTTACACCTTCTCTTTCTATTGAAGCTAAAGAACATAAGTCAGCTTCTCTTTGGTTATGATAAAAGGTTCCAAGAGACATTGCTCTTTCTGATTCAGCATTCCAAATAGATACTATTTCTTTTGGAGTATAACCATACCATTTAGATCTTTTATTCTTACAAACTTTCTTTGCTACTTTCTCAGCATCAAAGGGTATCTTAAAATGTGATACCAAAGTTGTTACACTTATCCAATTAATCTCTGAGCCATCATTACTTTTATAGCTATGATCTTTGGCATTGAATACTATACTCATAGTTTTTCTAATTCGTCTTCTTGTTCTTCTGTAATTAAAGCATCCCATTTACCCAATGGACATGAAGCTGATAGTGATCTAGTTTTAAAAGCAAGAGAGCAGCCACACTCATTACAGCATGGAGCTGTACCTTTTACTGCACACTTCTTACCTTTTTCTGGACACTCATCACAAATGTCATATCTGAGTCTTGAGATTTCTTCTACAGTCTCATCTCTAATAACTGAGTTTTTAATTCCCTCAAATATTTGAGATCTGTTTTGCCAAATAAGATTAAGTACGTTTTTCATCTTTTTTAGTTTTTAAAAATTCTTGTTTTTTATTTTCCTGGTCTAATATCTTTGAATGTAACTTTATTAATAGATCTAACTTAACTTCCATTGCTTTTTTATTATGGTAAGCTTTAAATGTAGAAGTGTCATGATCATCAAGAGATTTTGTAATTTTCTCAATAGAACCTGATACTGCTTTTGGTTTTGCAACAAACTGTCCTAAACCATCTACATTTATTCTTGGGTATTCTAAGTTAGTAAGTAACTTTCTTACATCCTTATAATAAAACTCTACTAAGTCTTCTACTAAATCTTTATTTAAATTTAAATCTTCCGCAACTGCTTCATAGATTTTTTTAACCTTCTTGGGATTCATCTCCTAAAAATTTATAATCTAAAAGTATTGTTCCTTCTGTTTGTATCTTTAAATTGGGATTTAGTTTAATTAACTTTTTGTTAGATGCATCTTTTATCACTAAACTATTTTTCTCAGCTTTATTAACACTGTTTCTTACAGTCTGTGGAGATTTAAAGATGGGCTCTTCTTCTGAAGATGCATCATAACAAAAGTCTGTTAATTCTATTGGTTCATTAAAACTTAGTAAAGTCAAGCAATTAAGATCAGAATCACTAAGATTAATTCTCTTAATGTAGCAGTGAGTGAGGATCTGAAACTTCACAATATCCCACTTAGGCATTTTTACACGCTTCTGTACTTGATTTACTATAGCCATGACTAACCTCTTTTAAGCTTTCTTTTTCCTTGTTCTGGAATATTAGGATTATTATCAACATCAAAATCTGATCCTGTTTCCTCATCATCTTCTTCATTCTTTTGAGGACTCATCATCATAGCAAATTGATATTGAATGCTTGATCTTTTAAATCTTGTTTCATCAATTTCTAAAAGCATCTGTTCATAATCCAATTGTGCTCTAAGATAAGGCATTGACTCTCTATAAAACTCAAGCATTTTTTCTTTTTGCTCAGCTAATTGTTCTGGAGTCATCTCCATTTCTGGTTGTTGGTTTGTTGTTTCCATAAGACATTAATTTATATTAGTTTACACAAATATATATAAAATAAGTTTAAATAAAACAAGTTTAAATAAAAAATCCAGGCATACTATATACCTGGATCACTTTACTTAGAGAAGAGTAATTTATTTTTTCTTTTTTGCTACTGAACCACCTTTGGCCATATTTGACATCCAAGTTCTACCAGGAGCTGGTCCTGTTTTAGATCTTGTAGTTTTTCCTCTTAAGGTTCTAGTCTTACCACATTTTGGTCTTCCAGGTCCACAACTTTCTTCTGTTGCCATTCCTAGTTCAGCTTTTTTAAGTTTTTTAATTGGTCCACCACTCATGTATTTGGAAGACATAGATGTTGCTTTTGAGTTTGTTTTTTTCATGATTATCTGTTTTTTATAGTTAAGTTTAATATTGTAAGTAGATAAAAGTTTCTTGAGATGTCCATTTCAAATGTAAATATGTCTAATGATGATAATCTTATTCTAATCATTATTTTATCCCATTGCTTAGTAGATGATTTCCAAGAGTTTCTAAATTTCATATTATAGGTTTTTTAACATTTCTATTACTTTAGGATCTGGATACATATCACTCTTATCTTTTCTTACAGAGTTATGTGTGTAGATTCCAGGTACTCCTTTAAATGCTTCTTTGTCAATAGCCCAGATTTCTGATCTATACGTTTTAGGAATATCATATGTTTCACATAAATACTCTACCAATTGTCTTAAAGATTCTATCTGTGCATCTGAATATTTGTACCAATATTTGGTACCTTTAAATGGTGTCTCTAGTGTTGTAACATTCTCAGGTTTAACTACACCATTTACATAGTTATAGTATTTACCATTGCGGAGTTTTAATGGACCCCAGTTACACACTTCTATACCTACAGAAAGTTTATTAAGGTTCTGATACTTTGCACCATTCTTAGTAAAGTCTTCTGAATCTATTCCTAAATGCCAAGCCCAATGTTTAGATGAAAAGCATTGTACAATGTCTCCATTCTCCCCAATAACAAATGCAGTTGCTATTCTTGTATCATTACTATTCCAGTATCGTGATACAGCTACTGCATTTCCTCCACCTGCAGTATGATGCAGATAGATTTGTGTCTTCTTAGATTCTTCAGCAAAAAACTGATCTGAATCTAATCTTGCTTGTACTATTTTACTAATATCTAATTTCATTAGTTCTTGATGTCTTTGTAAGTATCTGATGCTTCTTTTAAACCTTTTCTAAGTTTCTTTACAGTATCAAAGGTTTTACTAAGTATGTTATTACCAGTAATATCAAACCAGTTTTCATTAATTGAAGCTAGTTCTATAAGTGAGAATATACCAAGTAAAACATTTGTAAGAATTGCTGGTACAGGAATTACAAAACTAAATCCCGCAAAATCAAGCAACCCATTAAGAAATGGAGTAAGTGCATAATAGTCTAAAGGAAACACAACGCCTGCAGTAATATAATAACCTAGAGATTTGTAAACATATCCCTGTCTAAGGATTCTAGATTTAAATACATCTCTGTATTTTCTCTTAGATTCTTTAGCTATTTTTTTAAGGGATATTAATTTAACTATTGTATCTACAAAGATTATAAACATTAAAACCATTACCATTATCTGGATCGGTGCAAAGAAAGATGTGATTGTCAAAACTGCCAGTGTTATATTTGTTCTCATATTGTAGGTATTTGAGCTTTAATCAGACGGTATATAATATATAATATAATAATTATTAACCATATACCACCCAACCATGCAAGGAAATTAACCCAACCGGGGATGTATTTTATTTTTTGTGGCTTTTGAGTTTTTGTTACAAGTTTCGTTTTATAAATAGTATTGCCTCTTACAGTTCTGTAGATAGTATCTACTCTGGCAATTACTTTGTATTTGTTATCTCTTACTCTTGATTGTAGTTTGATAATAGTGCCGTCTTTCTCAGCAAGTCTAGAAGCATATACATTACCTAATGAATCACAGAATAATGTATCTTCTATATATACAGTTTCTCCCGGGATATTAATAGTAGTATCTCTAATTTGTGTTATTGTAACTACACTATCTTTCTGAGTACAAAGCGGGCAGTATTTCTCAAGTCTTCTTTCTAATGAGCAAGAAGTGATAAATACTAGTAATAAAGAATATAAGAATAACTTTTTCATTATGCGCCAAAGGTTCTTATGTCATACTTAATTACAAATCTCAATGTGCCATTTCCAAGAGTAGGGTTAACATCTCCCCAGGTTCTTAATACAATAGGTTTATTTATCCATGTACCATTAAATTGATAGTTAACAGAATTAGCTGTATCAAGAGCACCTTCAAAATGTGTAAAGTGCATTGCTTTATTTCCAGCAGTTGTCATAAATCCTTTTTGCATAAACATGTTTCCTGTAGCACTTGGATTAATAAAGATATATGGATTGGCACCTGTACCAATAGTATATGGTGTTCCATTATCTGTAAACTCCATGGCAACTGAATAAATAGCATAATATTTATTTGCTCCTGGTGCAGGTAAAATTACTGCAGGACTTGATCCAGTACTTAAAATTTGAGCAGCAGATAAATTTACAACAGTTTCTGTTACACTGCTCCCACCACCACTTAATTGTATTAACGTACTCATTTGAATTAATATATTTTATTTATAACTTATCTACTTACTTCTTCCCAATCCATTGATGCAAATACACTTTCATTATTTGTACCTGCTGTTAAAACTATTGTAAACTCATAAGGAGTTCCTGTTAATCCATCTCTTTCTAATTGATTACTAAACAATGCAGCCTTTAATATATCAATAGATACACTTGTACTTGCTGTAGCTGTAAAATATCCTGATGCTATAATTCTTCCCCCTGCAAAAGCAGTTCCTGTTAAATTATATTCTACAGAAGTATTCGCTCCTGCACTAATCCAAGTTCCACCTGTAGTTGTTCCTGATGATATTAATTGCCAATTAAAATTAGCAGATGTATTCCCTATTATAGAAACAGCTGTAGCTATAGCTATTCCATCTAATCTAGTTGATTTTAATCTTAATGAAACTATAGGATACAATGTGCCTGCCGTAGTTAAGGTCTTAGGTGTTGTTATTGGCGTACCTACAGCCTGTTGTAAGCCACGAAGTTCATATCCTCCTTCAGATAGTA